GCCGGATAACGGCGTCTTGAGTGGCCTGTGCGCTCTGTGTGCGTCGCAGTACCGCATCAGCCGTGAGACCCGAGAACAACCACTCGCCAAGCGAGTAGGTGCCCAGCACGATGTCGCCCAGCAGCGTCTCGTCGCGGCGAATCGTGGCGCGCTCGATGGTCCGCTTGACGATCGCGTCGCTGGTGATCGACGACTCAGGCAGCGTCTGGAGCACAGCGTCGGCCGTGAGCGAGCTGGCCTGAGCCTTGTAGAGGACGGCGTTCGCCGTGACCGACCCTGCGCCACCGCCAATGACGACCGCATCAGCAGTCGCAGTCGCGGCCTGATTGCGCCTGATGACCGCGTTGGCGGTGAACGAGCTGGCCTGATTCTTCCTGATGATCGCGTCAGCGGTCTTGGTCGCGATGATGACCGACCCTGGCGACAGGGTGGCGAACGCGATGGCGATACCGCTGATGTTGGTGGTGACCGAGGCCGTGACCGCTGCGGTGGTCGCAGACGCCTTGGCGTTGGTCGCAGCACGCCCGAACGAGTAGTGGTTCTGGCTGCTGACGCCGTTGTTGTTACCAGCCGCCGTGATCGTCGCGTTGTTCGACGTGAGGGTGTCTGTCGAGGTGTTGGCGGCGGTGGTGCGGTGGGCGCTGGCGGCGAGCCATAGCGACCCGACGAGCTTGTCTACGGCACCAGCAACAGCCGTCTGAGGGCTGGTCGTGCCCTGGGCGAGGCCGGACTGGTCAACCGCTGAGACGACGCCCGAGAACTCAGCGAGCTGCGCCGCGATGATCCCCGAGGCGATCCCGGCGATCGTGGGCGCGGCATCACTACCAACGGCTGTCTTGATGTAAACCGTAGCCGAGCAGAGCGTGCCAGCGCGCTGAGCTGCAATCGCCCAGCCTGTGGGAGTGGTCGGCAGCGTGGCCGATCCGTCAACGGCAACGAAGCACACCAGCAGGTTGCCTGCGGTGCGGTTCTCGCTGGCCCCGAAGGACGGCGAGACGCCTGCGCCCGCAGCGGCGGTGGCAACTGTTCCGATTGTGCCTACAAGAGCAACAGCCATTGGATTGGCCTCTCACCCCATTGGATTGGGGTACTAAAAAGCGGAGCCGTTTCCGACTCCGCTTCTCCTGTGACCGCTAGTGCAGCTAGCGGTTCTTCATGACGATCTCGCGACCGTACTCGTCGGTCGTCACGTCGTCGCCCTGATCGCGCGCTGCGTCATCGGCGTCGGTCGGGAGACCGGGCTTGGGTGGGAACTTCTTGTAGCCGAGGCTCTTGGTCCCGTCGCCGTCATCGGTGGCGAGCGTCGGGTCCTCCTTGTCGGGGATGTAGCGCATCTCCTCCGCGCCGGGATCGCTCACTTGGCGTCCTCCTCAAGCCCGCCTGGCGGGTTGAGCGACTCGTCCTGCTGCTCCGTCTGCTCAGCGGCGGTCGGCTTGCCACCCTGGGCCTCACGGTTGATCTCGTCAACCGCATTCGGCTCGGGCTTGTTGCCGCGCTTCTCAGCTTCCTTCGCAGCCTGCTCCGCGTACTCGCGGTTCAGGAGATCGACCGAGTTCGGCTCGACCTGATCCTTCTCGTCCTTGTCCGCCATTACTTGTCCATCCCCTCCAGGTTCTTGTCGGCGCTGAGCGCCTCCGAGGGGCCATCGACGTTGACGGCCTGCTTCTCCGTCTGCTCGGCTGCGTCAGGAACGCTGTCCGCGCCGCCCTGACCGCCCTTGACGGTCTCTACGTTGTCGGCGCTCTTGCCGACCGACCCCGTGGTCATTCCCTTGTCAGCCATCTTGGTCCTCCTAGACCCTGTGCGGCTCGACGGTGATCGTTGCCTGATCAACCATCTGCATGACACGCTTGCTGTCGGTGCCCTCGACGTTCTCCTGGGGCACGTAAGCGGTGATCCGCCACGTACCAGCCCAGCCGAACACCGGTGGGAGCGCCCTGAACTTGCCATCGATGGCCTGCGCGCTGATGCGCGTGTTCATGCTCTGACCATCGAGCGAATCGAAGTTGAGCACGACCTCGCCATCCTCGAAGCCCTTGCCGACGATCACGAGGTCCTGCGCTGTGTAGGTCATCGTGTCAGCGGCAAAGTCCTTGCCTGGCTCGTCCTTGGACGGACGGACAACCTTGATGCTGCCCTTGCCGCCCTCTTCGATCTGAACCGTCAGATCAACCCCGTGAGCGTTCTTGCTCATCGGGTCTTCCTTCTTGGGCTTCGCCACCCTGTTCACCTCCAGCTCTGATGAATGCGAGCACTAGCGGCTCTACATCGTCCCCGGCGCAAATTACACCGTTAGGGAGTACCCAAATGCGATCTACGTGGCCGTCAAGACGCTTCTTGCCGATGCCGTACGCGATCATTTCGCCGCTACCGCCGAAGGCGATACCAACATGACGCGCCGTGTAGTACGGCTGCTCTCCGTCCTGCACCAGGATGATCGCAACCGTCTGTAAAACGGCCTTGTGGTTGAGCATCCATGCACCCGGCTTGCGTAGAAGGTGTGCATAAGTCGTCAGCCAGCCCGTTTCATCCAGATCGATGACCGTGTTGCCGTCCTCGGCGGTCTGGATAGTCAGGTAGAACGGGTTGGGACCCTTCCACTCGTCTACCACCCGAGCTTCTTCCTTGCCGATGATGGCGAGATGGTCGGCAGACCCATACGCTTGTTCACGATGAGCCGCTGCGCGTACTCAGGCATCGATCGCTTGGCTAGCGCCTGGAGGAAGTCCTCGTGACCGATCTGGACCTCACCGACATGCCCGATCGCGATCCGGGTGTCAACGAATATCCGCACACCTGCGGCCTTCGCATCCTGGCAGAACTGGAGGTCCTCACCGAAGTTCTTGTCCCACCTGAAAAAGCTCGGCAGACCGCCAAGGCGCTGGCGCGTTTCGTAGCTCGGCATGTCCGTTCCCGCGACCGCCGCAAAGACCTCTGACGGGATCAGGACGAACGCCATCCCCGTGGCATCGACCTCGACGAGGCCCTCGTTCCACTCCTCCATGAAGTTGTACTGGCCCGACGTAGGCTGCTCCCGCACGTAGAGCGTGGGCTGGTACGGCGGCGTCCGGCGGAAGCACAACCCTCCGACCATGAACGGTCCCACACCGGCGTCCAGCAGCTCCTCGTATGCGCCCACCAACCGGTGGATCGCATCGCTGGGGAACACCATGTCGTCATCGATGAAGATTAGGTACTTGCCGCGCATCTTCTGCACGGCCTCGTTGCGCTGCATCGTCAGGATCGATCCCTGCATGATGAGCTGATCGAGACGCGCGCCGCCAAGCCAAGACCAGTCGGTGAACATCATCGACATCATCGTCGCCGTATTCACGTGATCTCGGACGGGGAGGGCGATGGTGCCCTCCGGCTCAGTAGCCGCGCGTGCGCTCAGAACTTCGAGCGTCGCTAACGGTGTATCCAATTACCCTCCTACGCGCGGATGACCTCGAACCAAACCCTCATCGACCCCTGGCCGTCGGGGGGATCGCCAACCACCCTCGCCCAAACAAGCTCCGAGCCAGTCAGCAAGGCAGCGACGTACGCCGCAGCAAAGGTATTCGCAAACGTACCGATCTGCGGCGTCAGAATGCCATTGAGAAGATAGTTCGCAGTGGGGTCCGCGAACCCCGGATCACCAGTTGACGGCCCGAGCATTTGGGACGAGCCAGCAGGGTCACCAATCTGAATGGAGACGGCGGTCGTCCCGCCGTCATCCGCAGTGAACGCCTCGTCGCTGATCGCCATGGCGTGAAGGATGATGTCACCTTCCTGGAAGTGCTCTGTGAGCATCCAGCCACCATCGCCACCCGAGTCGGGTATCTCAGCGTAGTCGGCAAACGCGAGCGTGAACGGCCCGATCCAGGAACTGCCGCCACCGAACGTCGCCTGCTCCCCCGTCTCGCCATCCACGATCATGTCGGCTCGGTGTCGGTGATCGACCCTGATGTGATCTGACTTGACTCGACTCATACCGGAACCTCCAGACGACTTTCAACGTCGGCCAGAACGCGAGCTAATCCAGCCCGCAAATGGACCCGTGGCTCGTGGTAGAACGACATCCGCCCCATGTCGGACCATCGCTTCTTGACGCCCTCGGGCTTTGTTTCATCGGTGACGATCGATGGCGCGTACCCAACGATCTCTGCACATATCTCGGCGACCGTGCGGAACGTTACCGCCCAGCCTGTCCCGAGGTTCAGCGAGTCATAGCCCTTGACCGGGTACTCCAGGCGCTTCCGCGTCCCCGCCACCAGATCGTCCACGTGGATGAAGTCCCGACTCTGCTGGCCACTCCCCCAGATCGTCAGAGGGTCTTCCCTGAGCAGGGCACGGCGAGCTATGGACGGAACTGGATAGTCGAATGACTGCCCTTCGCCGTAGCCGCTGAAAGGTCTGATGCACAGCGTGTTGAGACCGTAGGCGGCTGCCTTCCATGCCAGCATCTCCCCTGCGAGCTTCGTGAACCCGTACATCTCGTCGGGCGCAAACCAGTTGGGATTTTGGGGATTGAACATTCCCTCCTGGAGTGCGCCCGCGTCAGTGTCGCTCTGGAGCGCCCGCCCGTAAACGGCGGATGACGAGGGATACACCGCCCGGTTGACATGCTCAATCGCGTAGCGGAAGAACGCTTCATCGATGCCCAGACTGTGAGCGTTGAACATCGGGTCGCCCTCGATCTTCATCCGCCCGCCGACCGGAGCTGCGAAGTGGTAGGCGAGGTCGAACCCATCGCCTGCATCGCGGAACCACTCGATCACGTCCCACCGCTCGGTCACATCGAGTACGTCCTGCGGCACCGTCGCAACGTCCGTGCCAGAGAAGTCGTCGATGCTCACCACTTGATCGTGATCGGCAAGGTGCGCTTGCACAAAATGACGGCCCAGGAAGCCTGCGCCCCCGGTTACCAGAACCTTCACTCGGGTGTCCCTCCGTGGCCCATGATCATCTCCGGGTAGTAGCCCATCGGGAACTTGAACATCTCCCAGATCGGCATCGGCGTCAGTGCAAACCAGTTGCGCCAGTCCTCCTCGGTGTACGACCATGAATGGCCGTGCTCGTAGGGCGGATCGGGTTCGTTGAGCGGGTGCCCGATGACAGCCCACTTCGCGTGTGGCATCCACGCCGCCGCCACAGCCATTGGGTCGGCGAGGTGCTCCAGGAACTCCGTCATCACGAGGATGTCGCAGTCCATCGGCTCCACGTCCTGCACGTCGGCCAGGATGAAGTTCATCTCCGGCCACCGGGCGTTGCACTTCTCCTTGGCGATCGGCACAACGTCGATCCCCACAACCTCGATCCCGGCCGTGCTCAGCAGCCCACGCGGGAAGGCATACGCGCCATCGCCCGCATACGGGCCAGATACGTCACCAGCGCCGCAGCCCAGCTCCACGATTCGGAGCGGACGGCGACGCAGGTCCTTGAGCAGAATCTTCTCGATCAGGAAGCGCGCCAGGTCTATGCGGCCCGGCTGCCCCTGATCGAACTCGGGCGCGTCGTTACGCCCAAGGTGGTACTGAACCTGGAATTCGCGCGTTCTACCCCCATGCAGGGGTGTCACGCAACGGTCAGCGCCAGCGTCGCGATGGTCGAGTCGTTCGACACGTCACGCAGCGTGACGCTCCAGGAACCTGCGGACGGGAACATCACGTTGTCCCACGTGTGCTTGCCGTCCTGAGACGGGCCGAACACGTGCGAGCGCAGCGTGCTCTCGCCTGACTTGGTTGCCTGGAGGTAGTACCGACGCTCTGCACCGGCTGCCGTGTTGTCATCGACGCCGGTGACGGAAATGTGGGCGAACGTCAGCTTGTGAACGACGGTCCCGGTTGCTGAACGCGCTGTGATTGCAGCGGCCACTTACTCCTCCTTGCCTACGATGTCCGCGACCTGCGGCCACCACTCATGTGCTCTGACGTACTCCCAGCCCTTCTTCTCGGCGGTCCCGAGGCACGCGCTGCGAATCATCAGCTCATTGTGATCGGTCCACCCAGCGTTTCCTCGGCCAACGCGCAGGTATTCCAGGTAATCGCGGATCATCTCGTCGAGCGAGCGATCGTGACGAATGTGCCCGGTCGGCCACCACATCCCATCTTCGATGGGCGGTCGAGAGTGCAAAGTCGCGGGCCAACCCGCGCTCGTGTGGAAGAGGCGCAGATGACTGTGCTGCTCTTCATATTCGATTCCGTCCACCGATGAATGGAACGGAATCCAGGCACCCTGCGTATGTGCCTTGTGATCGGCGTACCAGGTGGCGCTGCTCAAGGAGTCGAGCAAATCCTTGCTCGGCCACTCGTCAGCATCGAGTTTCAGTGTCCAGGGCGTCCGCACACGGGGCAGGAGCTTTGGGCCAAAGGTGGCGTCTCCGAAGCCGTGGTGATCATCTTCGACAACCACGTCGGCAACAGCGCGGACCACTTCGAGCGTGTCGTCGGGGCTACTTTGGACTCCGACGACGAGGGACTCGAAATACGGTCTGACGTACGCGAGGAGCTTCCCTGCTCTGACTGCATCGTTCCACACCACCATTACGAACGAGATGTGAGTGAACGGGTGCCCGTTTGGGTACTCGATGCCCGAAAGGGCGACTACTTCATCGATCTCAGGAGCTGGTTTCGGCCACATCCCTGACCTTCTCCTTGAGTTGGTCGATCTCCTCCTCGGTCCTCTCCTCGGCGGCAATGGCCTCGTCCGGCTGCTGCGCCTCCATCCACTTGAGGATTTCGTCGAGCTTGAGATGAACGGCCTTGTCGGAGCGGTTCTGGCTCGCCTGGATGACGAAGACCATCCAGAACGTGATCACGGTCGTCGAAGTGTTGATGAGGAGCTGCCAGGTATCGCTGAAACCGAACAGCGGCCCTGTGCAGGCCCACACGAGGACGATGACAACCGAGCCGACCAGCGCCCACGGCGTGCCGAGAGCGTTGGTCAGCCAGGCGGTCAGAGCGGTGAACCGCTCCTTCACACTCTCAGCACCCGGAGTCCTTCACGAGCTGCCCGTCCGCGTTGTACTTCATGTAGACCCTCATCGACTTGTACCAGTCGTTGTTGATCCAGAAGTCCCAATGGGCGTGCGTGTTCGAGAGGACGAGGGAGTCGTAGTCGCCGTTGGTGCCGTAGTTGGTGTTCTCGTACCAGCGGATGCAGAGCGCGACGCCCGAGTTGTTGATGACCGAGACGCTGCTCACGCAGCAGTTCATGCTGTAGCGATTGCCAACGTCGTCAGCGGGGATGGTCGCGCTCTGGGCGTCGTTGGAGTTGAAGTTCGGGTCCTGCTGGTACGGAAGCAGGTAGAACCCGGCGTAGGCGAAGAAGCAGAAGTCGTCGTCTGCTCCCGCTTGGCCCCAATTATCGAACAGGACGATCTTCACATCGCCGCTACAGACCCCGCCGCCATCGGTGTCAGCGGCGTGAGCCGAGACGACCGGAGCCGTAACGAGCAGCATCGAGAGCACAGCCAGAATGGCCGCGCCCAGGCGTGAAAAACGAAACACGAGACCTCCTATGCAGCGTTGATCCGCTGCTTCTGAACGAGCGCCTGGCGGACCCTTTTCACGTCCTCCATGAACTGCTCGCTATCACGCCATGCCGCGAACGCTGCTGCGTCGTGGTTATACATGGCCTCGGAGTTGTTCTTGCGGTACGAGTCGTCCCACTCGCCCTTGCCACCCGCCGGGTGCATGTGCTCGACAACAACATCCGGGTAGTAGCGGATCGACCCCGTGGCCTCGCCCAGCTCCTTCCATACGTTGTCGATGTAGAGGTGCTTGCATGTCGGCAGGCCCATCCAGCCCAGCTTCTTCACGATTTGCGCACTCATGAAGATTTGTGTCGGGATTTCCCCCTTGGGCCAGAACAGATCGTTCCCGTAGACGAAGCCCGGCCGATCGTTCAGCGTTTCCAGGAAGGCCATGTCCCAGCCTGGAGTGCGGAAGCGGTGATCGTCACCGACAAAACCAAGGACACGCTCCTGCGGCCACTCTCGAAGCGTGTCGAGAGCAGCCGCATTGAGCGCATTGACCATGCCACCGGCGTGAGCCGGACGGTCGATGATCAACTCCCTCCCATCCCGTGGACGGATGTAGTCAGGCATCGTCTCGTCGTCATGATCAAGAACGAACACCAACCGGGTATGTGGGTTCCGGCGTGTGGCCTCCAGGGAGTCCCACAACGCCCAGGCCGCATCAGGCCGACCACGGGTAGGGCAAAGGATCGTGATGCTCATCGGCGGAGCAGTAGAACCACTACCACCACGATGAGGATGATGACCGCCAGCATTTCCAGCGTCATCTTCTACGTCTCGTCGTAGCTGTACGAAATCGTCTCCTGCGTCCAGTTGCCAGGCCCACAGGTCGCGTCCACCACGAGCTGGAAGACGCTGTACTTGGTCGTCGCGTTGGTCGCCGTGTAGCTGGCGCTGTCCCACGTGGCCTTGTTCCCCGACGTGTACGTCGTGAACGCCGCGTTGGCGACGGTGCTCGCGCCAGTCGTCGGGGTGGCACCGGTGACGTACGCCCCCGTGAAGTTCAGGGTCGTCGATGTCTGGACCGCACCGTCACCCCAGACCTTGAAGTTGGTGACGCCGTTGGCCGGGGCCGCGTCCACCTTGAGCTTGAGCCACTTCTCATAGCTGTTGGTGCCCACGGTGATCGGGTTGGCCTGACGGTTGGCCAGTGAGTTGGTCGCGTTGTCGGCGCTCTCGAAGTCGATGCCCGTCACCGACCCCGATTCAGTGCCTGCGCTCGCGCCTGTGTAGACGCGCAACGTCAAAGTTGCTGCCACTTAGTCCTCCAGTGACTCGTTGGGGCTGTCGTCCGGTGACGCCGCCTTCGTCTTCGGCGTAGGCGTTTGCTGGCCCGGAGTCCGCCCTCGGTTCTGGTTTTGCAGTTCGATCAGCTCGCGCACTGTCGGGATGTCCTTCACCCTCACCGCACCCTGCGGCGTCTGCATGATCAGGTCGTCGTACTCCTCGCCCTTGAGCGGCTCGCGGCCGTCTTCGATACGAGCTTCATTCGTCGTCTTCCACGGCGACCCGGCCAGCGCGAGCTTGTTGATCTCCGCCTTAGCCGTTGTTTCCTTGAGGTTGAGCGCGGTGAACCTGAACGCCAGGTTGTTGGTGTCCCCGCCGAACGTCTCGTCCCAGACGATCTCCTCGGTGAGGTAGTCCTGGAGCAGGCTCATCAGTGTTCGGAGACCACGGTCCTCGCTGATCTGTAGCTGAATCTCGGCAGTGGAACGGTTCACATCGAACGTGACACCGAGGTCTTGAGGCGACAGACCAAAGACGACCGCGATCTTCCGAACCAGGTAAACCTGCCATTCCAGGAACTGCATGTCCCGGTTGCTCGACCGGAACGGAATCCACTTGGCGTTCTTCGAGCCACCGATGAAGCCCATCGCTCCACGCCCCGCGACCTCCTGCTCGAAGAAGGTGCGGAACTCGATGACCTGATCGCGCGTGATTCCTTCACCCAGGTCCATAACGCCGTCTGGTGCAGCGCCTCGAACCTGGCGAGCGTTGTACTCGTGGCCGAACAGCTCGGCCTCGATCGTCATGCGCAGGGTCTCCAGCGGCGCAAGGCCGACTGGTGAGTACGAGCGCGGGTTGGCGATCATGTAGATGAAGTCCTGGTTGAGCCAGCGCGCCCGCTCCTGCCAGTTGTCGGGATACCAGAAGTAGCGCGCCTCAAGCGGGTCGCCGTCCCAGAGGGCGTTGACCTTCACTGTGCCGCCATCAACCGGCCACAGCTCCAACAGCTCACCCCGGAGGTTGCGCACCTTCTCGATGCAGCCCGCGTCCAGCACCATCAGGTCCTCGATGACCGGCTCGATGAAGCTGCGGAAGCTGTCGTTGCGTGGGTTGGGCGTGCGCAGGAACTCTTCGAGGTCACGCTGGAGGCGCTTGGGGTAGGGCTTGGTGTTGTCGGCCGGGACGATCTTCCACTCAGCCGATGAAACCTGGCTGCGCCGGATGTTGACCGCCCCACGGACCCACTCGGAGTGCTCGGCCCAATTACGGAAGAGGCCCACGTTGGACTTTCCAACGCGGCCCTTGTCGTTATTGGTTGCAACAGCAAACGGTGCTGCCGAAGCAGGCAGGTTCTTCGGTGACGACTTCCCCGACAGCGTGACCGGGACGAGAGCGCGAACAGCCTCGACGACGGCTCCCATCAGCGGTTCTCCCGGAAGTGCTGGTTGATCAGCGACTTCTGGGCCGCCGCGAGGCGATTTTTCATCAGTGCCTGATTTGCGGCTCGAATGGCCTGATCATAGGTCATCGTGTGAGTCTCAAGTCCCTTCATGAGCACGCCAACGTGGTGCGGCACCAGCCGCTCGCCGTCCCGGAATTCCACGTTGACCAATGGCTCGCCCACGGCTATCTCCCTATCGATCCGAAGAAGAAGCCGGATGAGCCGGTTTCCATGGCGAGTCCCAGGGCATCGATCATGTCATCGTGGCCCTTGGGGAATTGGAGCAGCTCGATCTCGAAGTTCGAGCCTTCTAGTGACTGATGATGAAAAACCTTCCCGGCCTCGTACCGGGCGGCTACCGCTCGCGCTCTCGTCACCTTGTCCACGTCAGAACGCTTACCGATCACCGGTAGGCGGGTGGTACTCAACAGGTCCTGCACAAGCGCCGACTGGAACTGGTTGTTTTCCACCAGAATGCGCTCGATCTGTGGATATGCGTGAGCGCCGTCAATGACGAAGTTGCGGTGGCCGGTAGCTCGCTTATCCCTCACCACCGACAGGACGTAGACGTTCATGTCCTCGTCCTCGGCGATCGTGACCCTGGCGGTGTAGTCCGCCTCCTCACGCTCGCTGGTGGCGAGGTCCACGCCCATCTTGAATCGGTATCGCTTGTTCTTCGGCAGCTCCCGGAAGTAGTGCTGGGCGTACCACTGCCTCAAGAAGATGTTGCCGGTCATCAGGCCGGAGATGTCGTTCAGGTACGAGCACGCGAACATCGCGCTGCCCATGTCCCGGCGCTCCTGCTCCAGCTTGTTGATCGGCCAAACGGATGGCCAGAGCGCAATTGGCTTCTGGTGCTTCTTGTCAGCCGGGTCGTATGTGATCGCGCTCTTTACTAGCGACGGCCACTTCTTGTCTTCGATGAGCTGCTGGTACAGATCGCCCTCTGCCCAGCGCGTCCCGATCATGATCACCGAGCCACCTGGAGCGAGACACGGCTTGAGCGTCTTCCAGAACCAGGTGTTGATCTTCTCCGCCTGCTCGGGATTCGCGTAGTTCTCTTCATCGATGATGTCATCACAAAGAATGAGATCAAATCGCTTCGAGATGATGGCCCCGCCAGCTCCGGCGGAGTACATCGTTACGTCCTTCGACCCGTGCAGCGGTGAGCCGCGCTGGACCCACTCAACGTCGGTCCACTTGTGATCTCCGGCCAGGTTGCCAAATACGTTCTTGAACCGGTCGTTGGCCTCCATCGTCCAGCGAATAGCTCGCGAGAAGGCGTTGGCCTGCTTGGCGGTGTTCGAGATCAGGCCGATCCTGATGTTCGAGTGTTGCGCCACGAGGAACGACAGGAGGATGGTGTTGGCCCACGTCGTCTTGGCGTGACCACGCGGCTCCAGCACAACACCGTGCTCACCTGCCGATAGGCGGTCCAGAATCCATGTGACTAGCTCGCGGTGGTGCTCAGCGGCCTCGTAGCCGAAAACGTATTCACCGAAGCTGAAAACGTCA